CCCCCGCTTCCGTTTGATACCCCAAAGGGATCGGCAATGGCTCATTTCCTAATCGACTACGGTCCTGAGCATCACCTTTTATGGGTGTGTTTTCAAGATGATAGCGGCGAATGTTGGACATGGTCTAACAAGGATGTGCGCTTACAGCATAATTTATCGATGGGTCGTGTAAAAAAGTGTTTGACACCGAAATCAGAAGATGTATAAAGGGGACATCAGCAACCCGCTGACGTAAATTTAAATGGAGACTGACATGACGAACCGCACCCTCGCCGACCGCTACTTCGACATCGACGCGCAGATCAAGGCTTTGGAAGCAACCAAAGACGCTCTCAAGGCTGAGATCGTTGCCCTTGGCGTCGAGCTTATCGAAGGCGCAGAAGTTGACGTTAAGGTTTCACTCTCACAGCGTTCCGTCCTCGACGAGGCACTGCTTCTCGAAACCTACGGCGTTACCCCAGAGCAGATGAAGCTCTACAATGCTTGCAAGAAAGACGGCAAGACCTTTGAGGTTCTCAAGGTTGTTCCTAAGAAGGGCAAGGAGTAATGTTAAATACGATCCTACAGGTCGTTTACCACTTGGGGCTTGGCTCATCAGCCAAGCTCCTCTGGATTCGGCTATTTGATAAATATGCATACAATACGTTTGCAGGCACCTACGAGGAAATGGCCGACGAAGTCCACAGCAAGCGTTACACAGTTCGCGCTCAGGTCGCCGCGTTACGCGAGATTGGCGCGATCGAAACAAGCAATCACTATGAGACGGGCAACGCAGGGAATGAGTTTCGCCTGTTGCCGCCAGATAAATGGAGAAATTAATGGCTACGATGTTAGACTATGAACGGCTCGTCCAGAGGGTCGCGTATTTAAGCGTTGAGAATGCCAAGTTAAAGGGCCATCATCGCAATGGGGAAGATCAGCGTTGGAACATTATCGAGGAGCAAGCACCAGTTGGTACGCTCGAAGAGGAACGTCGCTTACGTCGGATCATTCGCGATTGGGAAGAGCGTTACGATATTTTGTGCGAACTGTTTATGAAGTCGCGGTTCGACCAAAGGCCACCGAATTGGCACGAGGTAGTGTCAGATCGGGAATACAGGTTCCAGAGAGAGAAGGAACGCAAGGCAACCTCGGTATGGTTGCGTGTTTATACGAAGATCAAGTATTTTGGATCATTAATCATAGAGAGGCTAAAATGAGTAGTTTAATAGACACACGCGAGAAGACCCACGGCAATTATCGCGAACAGTCTGCCCTAACGCAGTCCATCAAGGACGTGTTGCGGAGCGGCAAGAACTGGGAGCGAATGAACGATGGGCAGAAGGAAGCCTTGGAAATGATCTCGGTCAAGCTGTCCCGCCTCCTGTGCGGCGATCCTAGCTACCGTGATCACTGGGACGACATCGAAGGCTATGCCAAGCTTGGCGGCCAGACGGCCCCCATCAGCCTACCAACCGTAACCCTAGACTTAACAAAGGCGATGCAGGGATGAACAAGTTTTGGGTATTTGTAACTTTATCGGTCAGCCTAGTGTTGGTCAGCTATTGGTGCGCTAACGCTTTAAATGATTCGGTAGCATCTAGTGCCACAACTATATGGCTTGCAATGTGGTGCTTGTTTAGCGGGATTTTGGGCCTGTTTGCAGGTGTTAGTGCCATCATGGAGTTGGAACATTATGTGCGTTAGAGGAGCGCCTGATATGACTGGCTATCGTAGCAAGAAGATATCATCAGACATTCGTTGGTTGGGGCCGTATGCCCCAGCCGACCGCCACGCGGACGATATTACGCTGACCCATGTTGTAGAGCTTCGCCGAAAGGTGGCGGAGCTTGACGAACAGCTTGCGCGGGTTATGTCGTGGGTTATACCAATGCAGAGAGAAAATATTCTACTGCGTAAAAAACTAATGGAGGGCAATGATGACTTGGTATCAGATTAAGGGCGAACGTCGTGAGTTTCAGCGACAGCCCTCTATCCTTATCGATCACGATATGACAAAAGAAGAAGCAGATCGCATGTTGATCGAACTTAAATCAGAGATGCCCCTTTGGGACTTCTTCATGGAAGAACAGGAATTTATAGATGGAGAAATACAAGAGGGTCTTCGTTCCGAACCCAAGTTTTCGGTTTGACCCAACCGAACTAAACACCCTCGCCGAATCAGTCGTGTACGTCAGCGACCTACCCATGTTCGACAACTTGATCGGTGACGAAAACGTCCATCGGTTTGAACACAAAGTTGCCGAGCGTATGGCGGACTTTAACCCGACGACTGACATTATCGCTTACTATGGCGACAGCATGATCTTTGCCATTATGGTGATGTACCTATGCGACAACCACGATGGGTTTGACGTGGCTCGGTACTCTTCCAAGCTCGGTGGGTACGTCATCCGAGAACTGGCCTACGATAAGTTCATGTAATAAAAAAGCCCAGTTCACACTGGGCTTCTTTTTTATTCTGCGACTTGTGCCGTTGTTGTAGCCGCCTCGACCTGTGGCTTGGCTTGCGAGTGAATCGCCGCGATCACTTCCGAGACTTCTTCATATGCGCCCTTGGCAAGGTGCTTCAGGATGGCATTAACGTGCGCCACGGTGATCTTCAACTCTAGTTCTAAATTATCCATTAGATACCCCTGTTAGCTATTTCCAACGCCTTGGCGATGGTTGTGTCATCCACATTGAGCAAAGGCTCCGTGCCCTTGCCCTCATCCTTCTTAATGCGATCTGCCATTGCAATCAACTGGTCAGCCTTGGCTTTTGCGCTATTTGATGCACGGCCACCCGCCTTGCGGCCAATGCGACCACCGTCAGCCTGTTGTTGTTCTATTTGCCCCAAATGAGTACCCGCATATGTTACTGGGGCAGACGTTGCATAATCGATAGCGGTTCCTACAGGTGCTAAATATTTTCCAGCTTTGCCAACTGCGTATTGGGTAGCACCTGCAATTTTAGGAGATGATGCCGCAACAAGACCCGCTAGATGAGGCAATGCCGCTGGATACATAAGAGCGCCTGCAAGCTCTGGAAAATATTGAAGATGTTGGAACCCATTTGCAAGCCAAGGATTTACAGCATGACCAGCAAGCATATAAGGAAGCGTTTTACCCGCTTGCGTGTTAGAAAGAGTGGTTAAAAGATCAGTGTCACCAGCCTTAATTCGCCTCATCATTTTGGCAAGATTGGCTGAATCTGCGGCCTTGGCATTAACGCCAAATCCCTTGTAATTGGCAAGTTGACCTTTCCAATTGCTCCAATCATCCATCATTTTAGCGTAAGTTGTATCATGGTTTGCAATTGTGTCGCGAACTGCGTTAGCAATCTCGCTAATTTTTCCTTGAAACCTAGAATTATTAGGGAGCGCTGATGCTGTCTCTTGAAGCGATTGTTTTAAATTATCCAGATCAATCATTGTTCTGGCATTAGGGTCTTGGCTATAAAGTGTAGCTTTAATTTGGTTATTTACATCATCAACAGCATGCATCTGTCCAGAAAAACGACCGCTATTTGACCCATAACCAGAAAACTGATTCAGTTCGTCAAGCTTCTTTTGAATCTCATTCATTGGAAGTTGAACTTGCGACTTGGCTAAATTTGCTTTGTCCGAAAGATATGATTGTGTTGCATTATGTTTTAGTTCATCCACAGCCGCTTCTGCTGTGTTTGCAATGTCCGATACACTTCCATGACCACGACTAAATTTAGAGTATGCTGCGGCACTTTCTGCATCGTTTGTAGCACCTGCGGATCGCGCAACCTTTAAAAGGGTTTTGGGTACACCACTTGCGGTTGCCTGTGCGCCTGTAAGCAATGCATCAGCCGCCTTTAAACCAAGACCGCCAACTGTTGATCCAGCAGTTAAACCAGCTTGAATAGGATCGAGCATAGAGGCCGCTTTACCCGCTACGCTACCTGCTCGTGCAATCTTGCCTGCAATTCCAGCGGCATTCGCCGTAAGGCCTGCGGCACGACCAGCAACACCAACGCCTGGCACTAATGAAGCAACGTCCATGCCAATATCAAAAGGGTCTGTAGCTAAGGTCTTCTTAAACCCAGCCATTGATCCATAAGTATCGCCATAATGTTCGCCAATGGCATTAACAATGGCCTCGTCTTTGGCTTTTTGATCTTTGTCTTGCTCAACAAACATTCCTTTGGCTTTGGAATACAAACCAGTGCCAACGTGCCCTAGAGCAGATAAAGTTTCAGATGGGTTTGCAATCGCGTGTCCAAGCGCTTGAGCTTTGCCATATGCACTGTGGCCAAGGTTTCCCATACCAAGATACGCGGCATGGCCAAGAGACATGTTCTCGTAATCGGTATCGTCAGGCGTCGGGGCATGTGCGGTTGGTGCATGTGCCGTGGAAGCAGTTGGCGCAGGAGCGGCACCTTGCGGCGTAAAATGCTCTTCGATCAAAGATTTGATAGCATCTTCATCGCTTGCATACCGTGGGGCGGATGCCGCATGTGGCGCAATAGGTTGCGGACCACCTGCAAGCTCGGAAATTGCGGCATCGTCATCTTGTTGGGGTACAGGCATTATGTCACCTATCAATTGTTGCGGATGTAACGACCCATGCCTGGCAGTTTTTGGTCAAGGGTAGTATCTGGTTTTCCGCCAGAGTAAAGCTTATCCCAAAGCGACCCACCATCTGGAGTACGGGCAGCAAGAATCTTTTTAAGGCGTTCTTTTTCAGTTCCGTATTGGTTATCGCTATGATCTTGAGCAAATGCTTGAAGCGCATCTTGCACCAAATAACGATTTGCAAATACAGGACCGCCTTTCTGAATTGCCAATTTTTTGTACTCATTGACGTAATTATTTTGGTCAATAGCTTTTTGTTTGTCAGCGTAAAGACCAGAAAGAATATCAACCGCACCTTCGTATGAGTTAGCCGTTGATGGAATAACACGACCAGCAGTCTGCAATGCACCCAAAGAGTGGGTATCATTGCTATTTAATTGGGCAAACTGAAGCATACCAGAAATTTTATCGGCGGCTTGCTTTGAACCGACGTCTTCGGGGTTTAGTTTCCAACCCCTTAATTGATCGGCACTAGCTCCCATAGAACCACCCAAACGGCTAACCAAATCATTCCAATAATTGGATACATTATTGGTATACTCATTATTAACGCCGATAGCATTCCAACTATTAGGGTTTGTTTTCAAGATTGTGCTGGCAAGTTGGTTAAGCGTTCCACCCTGTGCTTGTGCGGCTCTTGACGCAGCCAATGCGGCAACTTCGGCTTGATCTGAAATAGCCTTCTTTGTTTGGAACGTTGGCTGATCAAGGAACGATTGTTGATATGTTGAATCAAATGTTGAGTTACCCGCATGACCAACACCCGTGTATGGATTTGGCGGTGGTAGCGGTTCATTTCCTGTAGGCATCCCAGGCACGGCCTGAGTTGATCGAGGCGCACTTGGATCGGTAGGTTGTGCCGCACCGCTTGGCGCTAGTGGTTGAGCGCCAGGTATTTTGGCAATCATCTGTACCATTTGGTCGTAACCAACCGTAGGAATGTATTTTCCTTGGGCGAGAGACTGTTGCCACAAGCCAGAAATCATTGGCCCTTGCGGTGTCATTACATAAGTCTGACCATCTGCGCCCTTAAACATTGAGTTCTGAGCAATCGTCTGTGCGTTGCCAGCGGCCAATGTCGATTGGACATCACGTTGCGCGTTGGTGAGGCCACGGCTTGCAATGTTGTTTTGCACGTTCTCATAAGCACCAGCGCCTGCGCCAATGCCTTCAAGAATTGCCGAGCCAAGATAGCGGCTCTTGGACCCCGCCATAGCACCAAGACCAGACAGGAGCGGAATAATTAAATGTTCATTGTTGGTCAATGCATCGCCAATGCCCTTAATCGCGGAAGGCTGTTGCTGGTCACCATCAGGCGGTTGGAATCCACCTTGGCCATTAACCAAAGCCTGCGCTGGCGCTGCGCCCTTGGCAGGCCTGTCAGCCGCACCAATCTGCTCGTTGAATTTCCTTAAATAGGCAGGAACGGTTGTTCCTGTAACGTCAGCGGCATTGCCTGCGGCGGCTGTAGGTTTGCCAGAGAACCACACGGATGCTGCATCTTGTGGGTTGCCATATTGAGAAAGAGCCTTGCCAAAGTGATGCTTGAACGTGGCGTCTTGAGCTTCTGGGTTAGCAAGAAACTCATCGGTACTTAAACGCTTGCCGAGGGCTTCTTCGGTCCACGATGGCACATTTGCACCCATGACCTGATACTTGCCATAAGCGCGGTCGCCTGCCTTGGTAACAGGGCCAAGAGCACCATACCTGCCGCTGCTTTCAATATTGGCAATTGCTGGGGCATAAGTACCCATAATGTCATCGGCAGGAGGTGGATCGCCACCTTCCTTGTAACCAACAACGCCACCTTTGGCCAAGCCAATAGGAGCCAATGCCAACATCGCGCTGCCAATACCTGAACCAATGGATGATGCCGCCGATCCAATGCCTGCGATCTCGCTAGGTAATTTTGCAAGGCTCATTAAATCGCCAAAAGTGCTGTTGCCCTTTGGGTTAGCGATCGGCGATTTCATCAACTGGCGCTCTTTATCTTTTTCGGTGTCCGACACAACTTGCGACAATGGATCATCGGTTGCGTATGGGCTACCACCAGTAGCATAGCCAACTTTGCCGCCATGAGCTTGCCCTTGTGGGAAAAATTGTTTTGCCCAATCAGCAACGCCTTGCATACCCGTAGCAGGTTGTGCGGCCTGTGCTGGATCAGTAGCGGTTGCAGCCCTAGCAACCTTTGCGGGTTGGCCAATAGCTTTTGCGGCATAACCTTGCATTTTAGTAAGTTTATCGCCGATATTACTTACGCCTTCAATGTCACCCATAAGAGTGTCACCTTGCGTTGATCCACTAATTTGCGGTGCCTGCAACTTCGCCACATGCATGTTAGCGGCGGGGACATGGCTTTTACCGCCAGGCGTCATTTGGGAAGACGCACCATACATCCCAGCTTGACCATGAGGTGAGAAGGATTGTTGTTGCTGTGCAATCAATGCCGCCATGTCGGTAGGGCTAATTACGTCACCACCAACGGCAAAACCCTGACCCATATGATGGGGCATTACAGCGCCACCCTCATGGTTAGGGATCACGCCACCGTGGGCATACATAGCTTGGCCTTCTTTGCCACCAACGCCAGTATCGCCCGTAACTTCCCCACCCATCTTACCAATGGCACTGCCGAGGTTTCCGCCCATGCCAGCTATACCGCCACCGTAACCCGTATCTGGGCTATAACTATGATTAGCTTCAAACCCAGCTATACCTCTATTCCCTTCTGGTCCTCTATTTTCACCACCATGCCCTTCAGCATTTGGATGATTTTTTAACCATTCTGGGTCTTGGCTTGTTTGGTCTGAACCGCCCGTCATCAAGTTTGCGGCAGGGTTAAAGTTAGCCCCACCAATCGCCTTATGTGCTGGTTCAGATGCCTTGTCGTAATTGACGTACCGAATGCCATGCTGATCCTTAGCAACGGCCTCTGGGTGAACCTTCTCAACGTCTTGCGCCATGTAGCCAATATGCGTCTGCTCGGCCTGATCGCCTTTGTATTTAAAGGTGTAGATTGGCAAACCGTTATTCGCCGTTCCAACGCGTTTGATGTCATGCTTGATGCGCTCGTCAGAGCCAAAGAACGACTGCGGCGATGTTTGCGTTGTGGTCGATCCAGACAGTGCGCCAGTGCCTTCTGCGATGTTTGCGAGAAACTGCGCGACTTGGAACGGATATGCCTGTTGCTGTTGAAACTGGTTGTACAGAGCCGTCTTGCCAGCCTGTGTGGTCTGCTGTCCAAGGGTGCCTGCACCCATCATTGCCTGTGCGCCCTGTAGACCTGCTTGTTGCCCTTGGATGCCCAAGTTACCGATCTGTCCGAGGCTCGTCATATAGTTCTGTGCGGCGTTCTGGTAGCCTTGGCTTGCCATGTTGCCGAGCGTCTGACCCATCGCAAGGTTCTGTTGGTTCTCAAGATTACCAAGGCCAATATTGGCACGGTCGCCACCAAAAGCGCCTGCGCCAATGGATGACCCAATCATCTTCTGTTGTTCTTGCTGATTGACATTGTTCATTTGGGCTGCGGTTGCGCCCATTGCATTAGACAAGAAGGGGTTCATATAACCCTGAACACCCTTTTGATAACCCTCTGGCGTATAGCCCTGTTGCGCGTACTCAATGGACGGTTGTGCGGCATTGGCATATCGGTTTGTCTGTGCTGTCGCGGCTTGCTGTTGCTCGTTTAGGGGAGCCACAAAGGCACTAGCATCAGAGCTATACTGTTGGAACGGTTGTGCAGCCGTGTCCTGTGCTGTCTTATTGACGGCATTGTACCGAGCCAGAACTTCTGGTGGAATGGAGGTACTCGCAGTTGATGTCCCCGTCTTGCCGCCCATGTTATTGCTCCGCGTGTCCAGTTTGGACGTTGTATAAGAAGAAAGCACCCGCTGGTGGTCCAAACGAACGCTCGTAAAGCCTAATCTTTGATTCTGTACGATGGTTAGACAATACGCCAATAATCAGCGGAATGTTCAATTCATCGGCAACCTTCTTGGAAAAATCACACAAGGTGCTTGCGTGTAATTTTGTCGAAGACTTCCTACCCCCTTGGCTCTTTCGGAACTCTGGATCGACAAAAATAGCTTTTTCTTCGAGCATCCAAGCGTCTGAATACCACATCTGGGTCATTCGCAAAAGGACCGCCCCTTCAATCTTTTCGTTTGGCGCACCGATAATCCCGACAAGGCCTTGCCATAGGTACAAGGCTGGCTTGATCATGGCCAACATCTTTGTAGGGTTCACGTCCTTAATGCCGTTCTCTTCCCAAGCATTAAGCGCCAGTTGAAGCATTGCATCCTCGTCGGCGGGTGTCCCCAATCTAACTTTAGGTTCCATATTTAATCCCTTTTTGGTCCTGGTAATTTCTTCAATGTATCGATCGTCTTCTTGCGATACCCCGTTACGAAGTGATCGAGGATTTCATGCCCGTGGTCAATATCACCATCGCCAAGACGTGTAACATCTTCGGGATCAATAACATACTCCCCACCCGCCGCGACAATCTCTACGGCTGGCACAGAACCGCCTGTAGCCAAATGCGACCCATACGGACCCTTGGAAGCACCGTAAGGCATATTGCCTGCCCCGTATGGCGTAGCACCATGTTCCATATAAGATTTAGACGAGAACATGCGGTTGGCGATTTTAAAGCCAGCCATCGTGTTTCCCTCTCCCATCGCGCCGATGATATCTGCGGGGATAACATACGATCCCGACGGCACGTTCATCGGCAAATGGTCAGTGCGACCCGCAACGGGGCTATGGATCGGGCCAACGTGAATTTTATGCTTGGGAGGCATACCACCCATGTAAGGCACCTGTTCGACCTGAGACATGCCGCCACCCGTCAGGCGCGAGTTTCGTGCAGTGTTTAACGCCGCCGCTACAGCCTGTTCCTGTGGGTGCCCAGAATGCACCATCTCGGCGATGTTATGGCTGATCGTCTTTTGGGACTTACCGTGTGTCAGTGGCATTATGTGTATCCTATAGAGACGATCGAAGTTGAACCTGTAACAATAGTAAGACCCGTAGCAAAGGGCACTTGGATTTGATAAACGCCGATATCTAACGTGGTCGGGATTGCGTAGATGCGGTTGTTCGTTAAATTTGCCGAGTTATTGGTATCATAAATGTACCCAACGGTGGTGCCTTTTTGAATCACGCTAATCGTTGCCAACCAACCCGACGATGTTTTAATGACTTGCGTAACACCAGACCCAATTTCCTTGGTATTGTTTGTTCCAGCATGGGTATTCGTGGTGTTAACATAGGCGTTGATAGCCTGAACACCGTTTTTTTGGGTAGTAAGAATATCGTCTAGTGAAGCGCCCATTAGAACTTCCCATCCAGTTGGAACCGATAGCGCATAGCGCCAATACGGAAGAATGTATTTAACGCAGCCGTGCCATTTGCATCCGCCGTTGAAACGCCGATAGATAAAAGCCTGTTGCGAATGCGCGTTGAAATGTACTCGGTGTTTTGTGTTACCGTATAGGGGCCATAAACAGTAGGTGTATCGCCAGGGTAATCTGCACCGTAGAACGTAACATAAACCGTGGCGGGAACTGTAATACCGCCTGTGCCACCGTTGCCCGTGGTGAACTTAAAATCAGGCCAAATTTGGTCAACGAAGACCATGCTATCGGCTTCGTTAAGTTGGATATAACCCGTCTGGAACGACGAAACCATTGCGTTTGTGCCGTTATTATAACCCATCTCGTGTTGGTAAATAATGCCGCCACTGCTTGCACCGATGGGCGTACCGAGAACGGACTGATCCGTCCATGCGACGCGATCTAGGCTACCATAATCCCACTGTTGGGTATTAATGTTATACCGAACGTAGCTATCATTTACCGTAGCCGTGGACGATGGGTAATACCAAGTAACTTCGCCAAACGTGCTGTTTGTGGCGCAACGGATAAGAGAATACAGCCCCGTATTAATGTTTTGGAACACCTTATCCCACACAGGGCACTGGATTGACGTTGGGCCAGAAGATGTCAGCATCATAAACTTTTGTTGCGACATCCAGTATGTAACGCCTTCCATGAGGCCAACAGCTTTTTTACCGATCAAGCCCGTGCCGTCAGCAAGCTTGTTAAACCCATAGACATATGGGAGGCCAATATACTGCATTGCCCACACAGCCAAGTCGGTCCAAATTAGAGCCTGTTGCGGTCCTTGGATTGCACCGACAATTATTGAACCTTCTGGTATGCGGTAAGAACCAGCTTGGTTATTGGCTGAAGCCGTCCAATTGGTTGCGTCTGCTACGTCTGACCAACGGATCAACAATGGGTCTTGAACGCCCGTAACAGTTGATCCATACGCCACAACCTGTCGAGCAGGCATGGCAACAAATATGCCTTGGTTAGCCAGTGGGGCAGTTGTTAAAAGCTGTGCAGTTGCGGTGTTGTTGCTAGGCGACCAATAGTAAATTGGGCCACCTTGCGGGTTTGCTATAAGGATTTCACCAAAGTTGTTGATGGTCCAATCCGTTACGCCAGAAAGCGCGGGTGCCGATGGATATGCGACTGCCGTGCCAATGCCGTACCCACCATAACCATAACCGCCCGTACCATAGCCGCCTGCGGAGTAAAGGGATGGAAGATTAAAATAATACACAAAGTGGATGCTACCATTGTTCATCGAGACGATCGCACTTGATGAAGGTGGCGTACTAATTATAATGTCATATGTAGATGACGAGAAACTTGAATCGGTCTGGATAATGTAATTGCCCGATACGGTAGAACCTGAGTAAATCGTCGGGTATAGGAATGCAACAGTTTGCCCTTGGATGTAGGGTTGGTTGTATTCGGTCACTAAAATTGTTGTCGATCCAGAATTAAAACTAAACGTCGGCAATAGAGGACCGTTAGCATTTGACGTCGCAACGCCAACCGATGCAGCACTTGCATTGATTGGGGATGTAATAGTGTAAATGCTAAAAAAGCTATTCGATAAGTAACTGGTTACCGTATATATGCCGTTTAAAAAGAGGTTTTGGATGCTAATTGGCGTTTGGATATTAACCGAAAACCCAGGCCTAATTTGGTCAGGGGCATACATTGATCCTGAGCCTGTGCTAGTTGTGCTAGTGTAGGTAAACCCTGTCGAAGTTGTCGGGCTATCTGTTAAATTAAACGTATTTGAGGTTAATGGTTGGGCATAATAAGCCGTACCAGCAGTAACGCCAGTGGGTAACGATCCACCCCTAAAAATTACCTTTGTGTTAGCTGTTGGAGCCGTTCCAGTAACAACTGTAGGGTTAAGAGTAGTTGCGGAATTTGTAAACGATACCGATGATAAAAAACCAAGATTGGTATCGACAATGGTAACGGTTGGCGAGTTTGTCACAACGGATACGGTTGCCACCGACACGGTAAATGGCAATGTTCCTGTAGTAACAAGAGAGACGGCAGGCCCACCCTGAGTGGTAGCAATTTGGAACGTCGATGCGTTCGAGTTAATAATGTAATAGACTGTGTTGGCTGTAATGCCTGAAGGCAATACACCGCCAGTACCAGCCGTGAAGAAAACTGGTGTAAATGTTCCCCAATTTAAAGCAGTTGCAATTGTATTGGTTACCCCCGCCACAACTGCCGTTACCGCTTGTGACAACTGAGACGTCAATGGTACGTTTGAGGATGTAATTTCTGGCGTAATGTTGTTGTATGCTAGGGTGCCATTAGTCACATACGAAAGTTCGTTAGAGGCACCAACTGCTAACCGCGCTACAGCAGATAGGTCTTCCCAAGGGCGCAGTTCACTGATTGCCGATGTAAAGGTGCGGTTTGCCCAGTTAACCCACCCACCGAGCTTTTGCACAAGACCCTTGCCTGTACGGTCAGCGATGAACCGAACAAGTTGAGATTGCGAGAAACCCGCCTGATTAAGGGCGGGAGTTTCGTTGGTATCAACCCCAGGGATAAGTTGCATTGTCGCGTGAGGCATGGGTTACCCTCGCGTAGGCGTGGCGATAGGGGACGGCGAGTAGGATGTCCAAGCATCCGCTTGGAACTTCTTGCGCGATTCTTCGATGACAGCACCCTTTAGGAGAAGCTGATATTGGCTTTCATATGATTGCGCCATTTGTGGATCATCGGCTTGACGACCAAAGTTGCGTTGATACGCCGACAGATAGATCATCGATGCCATGAGCAATAGGTCGGGTAGGTTTTGGCTGATAAACGTGTATGTCGTATCGGCAGAGCCAGACACAGCATAATTGTAAAGCGTTGGCTGACGGGTCGTCCCCGTCACGTTAAACGTATAAGCCGTATCAGTCCAAGGACCAAAAATTACGTTCTGTTGAGCTTGGCCACCAGTAACAAGGTCACCGCCAAACATGGCAAAATATTGCGGAGCGCCCGATCCAGATGCCGTGCCATAGACGTTTTGCAAGAAACTCTTGGATACAGGCGTTAAAGTTTGCACGGCACCCGTGCTATTGTTGGTCGCCGTAATTGTCTGCAATGTTACAAAATCAACCGCAGGGGTTATCGGCAGTTGGTTTGTGCCAGACGCAACAGAGAATTGCTGTTGGTTTTGGGTTGCCAAAAAGTCAACGTCACGGCTGATTCGCAACTCAGCATAGTTGAGCATTTGCGGGATAATGTTTTGGAAGTTGACATCGGTCGAGGTGACAAGGCTATTTGGCGACGTACCCGTTGTGACAAGCGTCTGTTGCAGAACAGCCATTGTGGCGATCTGGGTAACATAGAGGTTGTACGTTAGGGCTGTCGTCGTTGTGGTCATATTAATTACCTAGCCAAGTTAAAAGCCGCTCGTTCCACCTCTGAAACACGCTTAGACCAGCCCTTCCCAAAAGTAGCATAGGTCGCGAGACTTTGCAAAAATGCTAATCGGGTTTCGCAGACTGACGTAACAACATCGCGAGGGTTTGCCGTTTCAAGAGCAGTAAGCGTGGTTTTCCCGATTTTTCCGTCTGTTGCCACACCGAGTACCGACTGAAGGGCTTTTGCGGCTCTGGACGACCCCGAATTGATGGCAAAATCAAAGACTGCATAATCCACCCCTGTAGGGAGATCGTCACCGCTTATAGCATCCCAATACTTTGCGCGATAGAGCGGCTCCACATCTTCTGGGATCAATGCCTTGATGTCATCAACCGTAACAGGATGACCAATAAACTGCTCCCAAACTGCTTTTGTGCAACCCAGATTAGTCGCACCGCCAGGGTCTTTAGGATTATCTACAAAGCCACCCTCGTTGCGGAGGACCATAGAAAAACATGTGAGCCAATTATCTTTCACAGCCTATTCCTTTGGCGCAGGAGAGTGTTGGTGGGACGATCCGAAATAATACGACAAGACCAACGTAAGCGCCGCATCAAGCGTCCCCAAAATACGCGCAATTAATTCACGCATTACATCGGGAATAATACTATTTAACAAATGCCATTGGATAAATATCCAAGCGCAGATGACTACAACCGCTAGAACGCGAGGTGTCCAATCATGGGTTTGGATAGCCATTTGGCGAGCCGAATCACGGTCGGATGCCGCAATGCGTTCCAAATCAATGTCAAGTGACTTCATTTGTACTTTAAAGTCAGCATCAATCTTTTTAAGAGCCGCTAATTGATCGCCAGTTGGATTTGCAAGAGCAGTTGTAATGTCCTCTTCCGTACCATTGTCGTGACCAAATAATGCACCTGATATAGCCTTTACCGCCATACCCGCGACTGGACCGCCAAGAGCCGTGGCAATGGTTGGAGCGACTGAACCCAACAAAGGTCCGAATGTTTTAAGAAGATCCATGTTATTTCACCGTTATTATAAGAATTATGCCGATAATACCAATCCCAACCACCAGAAAACCAATGATGCTGCTTATCATAATTAAGTCTTCCTGTGTTTCTTTTTGCTGTTTCATGGCTGCCGCCGCCTCTCTAGCCGCTTCTTTCCGCATCTCAGTCACTTCTTTCTGGATTGCAGTCCAAGCAGCCATACCATACTGGCTCACAAACATGTTTTTAACGTCAGCCGCCATTTGTTGGGCTTTGGCTTTCGCGGTATAAATTTTAACTGCTTCCGCCTCAAAGTCGGCCTGAGATTGAAATAGCTTCTTTTTGCGTGGCTCGGAGGTTAGTTGAATAACCTGAGCAACCTTTGCAAACAGGCTACCCACTTTATCGGCAGTCTCCATCACGTCCTGACCCGCATCAACGGCAGACTTGATGGTGTTATATAAAGCCGTTGCGCCAGCAATTAAAGTAAATGGGTCCATGTCTGATCCGTGGTCAAAACATCATAAAGAAGCCAGGCGCACTGTAGGCTAACCCGTAAGTAATAACCATAAACCCTTGCTTACCAGCGCCGCCGTTAGAGCCACTACTATTTGACTGGCCACCGCCACCGCCTCCGCCGCCATAGTTACCGCCAGCGGCACCCGCACTTACGTTTACATCACCACCGCCGCCTCCACCGCCGCCGCCAGAGCCAATTGCAGGAGATGTTTGAAATTCTGATCCCGCACCACCAGCGCCTGCGCCAAGACCAGTTGTATCACCAATACCGCCAACGCCGCCTGTACTATTGTCGCCCTGACCGCCATTACCGCCGTTTGTAGCACCGCCGCCTAATCCAACACCCCCAGCGCCATTTTTACCCGCCGCACCGCCGCCGCCGCCGCCAGAAATTGAACGAGCACCGCCATTACCGCCGCTAAAAGCAAGAGTTGCTCCAATAGCAGCAGATGCCTGTCCACCAATGCCAACTATTGAACTGGCTGCAACACCATGGGCACCGCCAGATGCGCCAACGCTCGATGTAGCTAAACTTGTTCCGTTAAAATAAGTGTTGCCGCCCGTTACGTTTTGGTTTCCACCTGTTCCGATATTAATCGTTACAGTAGTTGATGCGCCAATATTAAGAGCCGTACCCTTAGTATAACCGCCACCGCCCCCACCTGTACCACCGCCAGAGTTAGATGGACCATTGCCCCCACCACCGCCACCGCCAATGCACTCAATGGTATTACCATTGGTCCAACCTGATGGGGTCGTATACGATGTCGTCGCTGTCGTTGTGATGTATGTAACTGTCGCAAAGTAAAACGTAACTTGCTCACCATAAGCGGGTGCCCAATTGGGAAGGGCAAGGCTCCAAAGGGCGGGTTGTTGGTTTAACGTACCTAATGCAACAGCATACAAAAATGCATCGGCATCACCGCGATCATCAAACCAACCCGTCCATACGGGGTGCCCGTCATTTAACCGAGCAACAATTTTAAAACGAGTGTGGTTTTCGTGACCAAATTCGTTTTTTGGTTGCGCCTGTGAGGATGTCATCCATTCCCATTTGGGTATAGATGGCAAAACCTTTGGTTGGCTCGATAAAATGATCATTTTAAGCCTGTGTATTTACGGCTACTGCATCCCAACGAGATTGCGTCGAGTTATAGATGCAACCCACATAACTAAGTTTACTAGGGGTTGTTGTCGTAGGAAGCACAACGCCTATAGCGGCAAATGCCTGTGACGAGCCAGTTGTCCACGTTAGGCTATAACCTGGCGGGGTTGCGGTCATTCCCTGTGATGATGTTATAACGCCGCCCGTTAAAGCAAATGACGTTCCAGTACCGCCTGACGTTATGGTTCCAACAGCCGCGCCCGTTGACGTAACCGTAATGACTGCACCCGCCACGAGCGTAACGCTTGTGCTTACAGTTAAGGTTGTCGCCGTTGCCGATGCCGTAAACGTCTGCGTTGTAAGGTTGTCTTTAATACGAAAGATAACTTTCTGGCCATCGACAGGCGATCCAGCATCGGCATTAATCGTCAGGTTATTGGCAAGTGCGGTGATTTCAAGTTGGTCGTTTGCATCGCTATTCCAAGCCCACGGACTTGTGATGTTTGCCGATGTAGTTACCCTTGGCGACACGCGACCATATTGGTTACTGGCAACTGGCGATTGGAAATAATACCAATTGGTGCCGTTTGACAGGAACGTGTAAAGGGCATTGTTGCCATTGACCGTAACAATAGGTGACGCTGTTGATGCCCCAAATGGGGTTAGGAAGGCACCAGAAGGCGTTGCAAGCGTAATGGCTGCTGTGGCCGAGATAAACAACTGGAAGCTAGAACCAGAGTTCCCTACAGGCGTTGGGAAAGTCACTGTGTAGGCGCTTGAACCAGAAACTTGTGTAACCTGACCAAATACAGCCGTGTTTAACGTGGCTGTTGCGGAGACTGTAACAAGCGAAGTTTGTTTAAAGTTTGTGTCGGCATAGTAGACGTTGGTGCCGTCAGTGTAGACAAGCGCCGTTTGTCCGTTAGCAATAGTTACGCCCGTACCAGAGCCACCATTGCCAAGGATTGTTATTGTGTAGGCACCTTGATTTGTCGATGAAATAAGGTTTTTAACAATCCAAGCACCGCCCATTGTGCCGCCACTATTGATCGACGAAGGCAACGTAATTGTCACGTTTGACGACAAAGCTGTAGCACCGCCACCTGTTCCGCTTTGAATTGTAAACTGTTGGGCTGTATACCAATAAACGGAACTAACGGCGGAAGTGCCGCTACTAAGCGTTGTTGTACCGCCCGTTCCTACATAAATAGGAAACGTCGAGCCAAAAGCTTGATCGATAGCGGTAAAATTGGCATTAAGCGGTACGTTCCAAGTTGGATCGCCAGCCGCTGGGTCTAAGATATACTTGTTTGGTTGTGGGGTATTAGCCATTATTTATCCACCTTGTTGTCAAGTTTATCGAAGATTTTGCCCAACATTTCCTTAACATCTTTCATGTCTGAGCGGTAGTCCTCGCGTGTAACGTAATGTGTAGACATGAGTATCTCCATGTCATGCAATTCTTTTTGAAGCGATTTAACCGCCCCCCAAAGCTCCCGCGCAAACCATCCCATGACTGATAGGGCTGCACCAGCGGCAATGTTAATAATGGTTTGAGCGTCCATAATCAGCCCCAAGGGTTTGGTAAGATGGTGGGTTTGTAATAGTTGTTGGCAATCTGCTGACCAACATCACTTTCGATGCTAAGAACTTGTTGGGGGCCAAGAACTTCCTGAACCCATAGAATCACTTCAGCCTCTGTAAGGTCAGCATAAGGGGTATAGGGGGCATTAGGATCGAGCTTGACGCCCGTAGAACCGACAAGAGCGCCATTATAGGTGCCATCCGTGCCATTACATGCCCAGTTGACGGTGCAAACAACGTCCGTAAGACCCTCGGCTTGGGGATACGATACCATGCTGTTGACGATCCATGTGTATGTGTTTGCCATGATTAACCCTTACGCAAACGTGCCTGTATTGGCTGTTGAAATCCTACGAACTTTGAAGTTACTCAAAGCAAGTGGAGTAACCGTACCCGCGCTGCTTGTAATTTGCAGGTTAAATGATCCGCCCGTTGTCGCGTTGGCTTGGAAAATTGCGTAAATTTTATATTGATGGTTGACAGCAGTAGTAAGAGAACCCGTTGCTGGTAGCGCTGTCGCGTTTGACGTAGAACTAAGGGTAGCGGCAGTTTGTGGTGAGCCGACTGTTCCGACGCCACCAACGGGTGTTCCAACGTAGTAAGCCGTTACAAGAATAGGGCTTTGAGAATATGCCATCGTAAATGTAACTGTACCAGCCGTTGTTTTAGTAAAGAATAATTCCGCTTCAAATTCATAATATCCGCTTGCATCAAACGAGATTCCAGAACTTGCCCCAAAATAGTTAGAAATAGCTGGACCAATAGCTGACCCATTGGCAGTTAATTTAAAATATTGAGTTACAGGAACATATCCACGCCCCAGTGTTGTCGTGCCTGTTTCGTAAAAAACAGAACCATCATATTCCATAGCACCCGCCGCAGCAGTTGTTAGGTTGGTGCCAGAGGTTAACTGAATAGGTGCAATTGCTGTTGTTCCAGCCGCAGTATTAACAAATGCAGCCGTTGAATTGGCCTTACCCGCACCAATAAATGTGAAGTTGCCAGCCGCACGGGTTGTACCGCCAATTGTTATATTATCTATGGTGCCAAGCGTACCAGATGAAACTGTAATCGTTCCCGCACCAGTCGTTGTGTAAGACTGGTTGTTGGTTGTGGTATTGTGAGTAATCGCGCCCGTAGCAGTCAGCGTTGTAATACCCGTAAGAGCATTTGTCCAAGAAGGTGCCGCACTTGTTGTTCCAACAAGAACTTGCCCCGTTGTACCAGCGGCGCTTGTCGCCATCGTTGTGGTAGTTGACCCATAAACAACGCCATACTGGGTAAGAGCGGACGATTGTCCCGTACCACCGTTTGCTACATTTAATGTTCCCGCAACCGTAACAGCACCTGTAGTAG